TGATAACTGGTTATATGTTTTTCGTTGTCAAAATTATCAAAATAATTGTAAGTATAGTCCTCATAAGATTTACTATAAATGTTATGCACTATGAGTTTAGACCCCAAAACACCTGTAGCATAATTATACAAACTATTACTATTATCAATTATTTCGTAGTCTATTATATTCGATAACTCTAGTTGAATAACATCTGATGCCGATTTTTGTGGTCTACCCGCATTAAGATTTGTATATGATTGAACGGATGGTTGGGCATACAAACTTGCTAAACTTCTAAAATGATAGGCCTTGAAGGTTTCATAAAATAAATAGGTGGGACAAGAATCTTCAGTCAAATTAGAGGATGCACCGTCCACCGCCATTTGAATGATATCAAATGGTGATATGTTAGGGGCAACAATTCTTTTTACACCTTTCGTGGGTTCTATAAAAATTTTCTTTCGACAGTCAACACGGTCAAACATCTGCTCTACAATGTCAGAGTAAGAACCTTCAAGCGATCCACTGAGTCTAACTCTTTGATTTTTTGAAAGTTCAGAAGAAGTAAATGTTAAAAGACAAACCTCTACATTATTACCTACCTCCATTCTATTTTGAACAGAATTCACCAAAAAAACATTTTCTGAGAAATCAATTATCTCTTCTTGATCCTTCAAAGATGGAGTCTGCAATTTTAAGAACAAATATTCCTGTCCAATAATTGGTCCTTCATTTGAAAATGCTGCAGCATTTTGTATCAAAATTTCACCAGATACAGATGATCTTTTGATATCTTCATACAACCTTATATGTCCAATATTACTGGCTTTGATGTTGATAAAATTTCCAGTAGAAGTTTGTATTTTTGCCTCTGCGAGATGAAAATCTCCTACAGCCCTAATTTCACTTGAACCTGTCATCACAAAACACTTGCTCCGATAAGGTTCTCAAACTCATCTACAAACTGTCCTACATACGCTGGGTCTAATAAACGGATTTTACGTAGAGTATCTTGTCTCTTTTCCTCAAACTCACGATTTGTAATTATTGTAGCACCAGAATGTTCTGTGTTATCCGTTCCTATGTCAATAGTAATAGTTGTATCACCAGAAGTTTGTGTTATCTCATAATGGTGTAAACCATCTGGATTTGAATATTTCTCATTTAAAAAAGCAAGAAACTGTATTGTAGTCATTGGCCACTGATGATATCTATCAGTGATGTTGTTTACATACATGATTATCCAATGTAGGTTTGGATCACCATAAAGTCTGTTTGCAATTTCCTCTGGCGTTTGACCCTCTCTCACACTATAAGTGTCAAACAGTAAAGCATTTGTTCTTACTTTTGTCCTTACAGCCACACGCTTCAATAAGTTAGTGACAAGTTTGTAATCACCATTTCCAACAGAGTCGTATGGAATGAACGGAAAACTTGAAAAATACATTATTAATACCCATCTTCTATGTGTTGTTGACTTAAAGTTTCTAGTTCAGTGAAGTTTAAAGTTAGACTGCTTCTCTGTGGTGGAGTTCCACGGCCTGGAATATTTTCATAGGCCGTATACCGATCTCCACCATATTGAACATCAACTTTAGTTAGAAAACAAGTTGAAATTCTATTGATAAAATTATTCTCTTGACCTTGGTACATATATCGAATGTCAAAGGTGCCAGGAATTTCCATCTCTCGTCTTGTTTCTGGATTGGAGTATGCAGGCATAGAGTAAAACTTAAATTTCTTTATAATCTGCTCGACAGTAAGAGCTTCTTGGCGAGATTTTGGAACAAAAATAAAAGTAAAACTAAATTGTCTTCGACCAACACCCTCAAACATCATCTCCATACGTGGAGTGATAACTGAACCTCTTTCCAACTCCACTAAAGTTCGAGCGCCAGGAGCAAGTGTATCTAATCCTGCATTGAAAAAATTAGTCACCGCTTCTCCAACAGCGGTGCCTGCACCGCCATCAATAATATCATTTAGTATAGAAGTTGTAGAACCACCTGCCCTAATTCTATCTATTATTTCTGATCCGGCAATTGCAACATTACCTATTTTATTATCTGCATATTTTATTTCATAATTAACCTGCACGCTTGGTGGCATATATAGTGCGATAGTCTGTTCTAGTCTTGTCGTTTGTAGTTTTGATAAAGTTAAACTACGGTTTCTAGCACCCTTTGCGCCGGTAATGTTGCCTTCAGGTATTTTTGGGCCGTCCACCGCTTGTGATTGTATAGTTGTCATCCCACCAAACTCTCCACCGGCAGCTTGAACTGCCGCATTAAATTGGGATTTTAAAGTAATATTATTCTCTCTTTTTATCTTATCAACGGCCGACTTCATATTTTTACGTGAATCACCTGTTATTAATTTTCCGTTTGACCTTGTATTAATAAAAAATTTAACATAATGTCCTTGTTGGGGATCAGAGTGAACATTTTCTGGAAATGAAAGAATAGTATTACTACTTCCACCAGCAGATGCATCCATACTTGAGTCATAACCTAGTTGAGAATTAGAACCCTCAGCGTTCAACCCAGAGATCGACTTCACTCCACTAATCGCACTACTCACAGTTCTTTGTGCTGCGCCGGCAGCAGCTGATCTTACTGCATTTGTAATTCCTGTGAGAACTGCCATCCTAAATATCCTTATAAAACACTTTTAATTATTTATACATCATGGCGTATAAAGGTAGATACACTCCTAAAAATCCCAAAAAGTATAGGGGGGATTATCACAACATAATCTATCGTTCTCTGTGGGAACGAAAGTTTATGGTGTATTGTGATAATAGCGACAATATACTCGAATGGGGAAGTGAAGAGGTCATCATACCTTATTTATCTCCTTGGGATGGTAAAATCCATCGTTATTTTCCAGATTTTTATATTAAGGTAAAACAAGCATCTGGTAACATAAAAAAGTTCATCATAGAGGTCAAACCTAAAAAACAAACTAGGCCACCGAAACCTGTGACTAGAAAAACTAAAAAATGGTTAAACGAGATTAAAACCTACAGTATAAATGATGCAAAGTGGAAACACGCAAAAGAGTGGTGTAAAGATAACGATATGGAATTCAAAATACTTACAGAGGAGGAATTAGGTATCCGTTATAAATAATATCATGGCACAGAGTAAATATATTCAAAGTGTTTTGGACGCAGCAAAGGGCCGACCAAAATCTACAGAATGGTATAAAGATAAGATTAAAGAGTTTGGTAAGCCTGGTGCAATGGACTTAATTCGTGATGGTAAAAGAAACAATCGACCATTTTACGGCAGATTGAATATGTTCATTTATGATCCTAAATTTAAGAAAACACTCCCATACTATGATACATTTCCACTGGTGCTACCTTTAGAAAAATACAACGATGGGTTTCTTGGTATTAATTTACACTACTTACCCATACCATTAAGAATAAGACTACTTGACCGTTTAGTGGATTTTTCTAACGATACAGATTTTGATAAAGGAACAAGATTGATAGTTGAATACCAACAAGTAAAGAGAATAAAGTTAGTAAAACCGACTATACACAAATATTTAGCTGGACAGGTGAGGTCACAGTTTCGTAGAATAGATGCAGATGAGTTTATGATTGCAACTCTTCTACCAGTGCAAAGATTTAAGAAGGCATCAGCAAATGAAGTATGGTCCGATTCTAGGAGTATGGTCTAATGGCAATACCTAATTTCGTAGAGGGTGCAGCATTTGGTGTTCTGAATGATGTACTATCTATATTTCGTTCTAATGAAGGATATGCTCAACCAAACAAATATGAAATAGTAATCATTGGACCAGCAAAACTTGGTGGTGGTCAACAACAAAATATATTTGGTGGTATGGAAAGACAATCAGATTTACGAAAAATATCTTTACGAGCAGCAAACGTAACTTTGCCGGGACGTAACCTTGCCACTATGCAAGAAAGTAACGTATATGGTCCTAATCGTGAAATTGTGGAGGGAGTAACATATGCAGATGATATATCTATATCATTTCAGGCAAGTTCTGGCTTAGATGAGAGAATATTTTTTGAAAACTGGCAGATTCTTC